AATAACCGATAGTCAAAAGGTAGATTACCTATTTAAAAAAGTTGGCTACAGTGTAGCTAAGACAGATACTTCATCGGTTAAAAGTCCTAGCAATGAAAGCATAGCTAGTCCACTAGTTATTCGTGGAGGTAGTATTTGGACTAATAGCGATAATATACCATCAACTATTCCTGCAAGCAATTCCAGTGTAGTTTCATTGTATAAAGACTCAGTAACATCAACAGTGCAAACTACCAACGACGGTACTGCTAGCGCAAACAGGACATGGTTAACTAATTTAACTGATTGGATTGATCCTAGTTTTGGGTCCACGTATCAAGTTAAAGTATATCTTGATACTGCTGGTAACACTGCGCCTCAAACAACTGGTACACAATTGTTTGCTGACGGCACAGGTAGTGACGAATGGTTCTTTGATTACGCATCTGGGGTATTAAACTTTATTGGCACTAGTTTACCTAGTGTTACATTTACTGGTAAACGTATATTTGTCTCAGGGGCTCGATATGTCGGCAATAAAGGCTTGGGCAATTTAGGAAATACAACAATTTCAGGTACAATAACTGCAGATGCAATTATTCAAAATGGTCGTCCGGTAGTAGATACTAGTACAACAATTAATGTTACTGGTGATGCAACTGGTAGTGGCAACATTTCTAATATTGCATTAACACTAGCGAATACAGGAGTAATTGCCGGTATCTACGGTTCTGCAGATGACGAATATGCAGATCGTATCCCAAAAATAACCGTAGATAGTAAAGGTCGGATTACAAACATAGCAAACGTAACACTAACTCAGGTTGGTAATGTTACATTTACAAATACAACAATATCAACTACAAGTGGCATTACATTAAATTCAGCAAACAATGGCAATATTACACTAAATGCTAACGGTACTGGTATAGTACAAATTATGGGTAATGATGCATTTGCGATACCAACTGGCAATACAGCTACTCGTCCAACTAATGTTAGCTCGGGGTATTTACGATATAATACTGATCTTGTAACTATTGAATATTATAATGGTTCGGCCTGGGAAAATAATTTAAATATATCTGGATATCTATCATCAGAAACAATTTATCCTACGGGTGCTACTAATAATTACACGTTGATAGCCGATGCAACTACGGACAGTGTATTAGTTAGTATTAACGGTACTTTACAACAGCCAACAACTGCTTATACGGTGTCGGGTAATGTTATTACCTTTACAGAAACTCCACTATCATCTGATGTAATTGAAGTTAGAGCAATTGCAATGAACCTAGTGTCGATTCCTACTATCAACGACGGTGCAATAAGGTTAACGACCAACTCTACAACCGGAAATATTACTGCCATTGGTAATTTAGTTATGTCTCCGGGATACGAAATAGTTGCAGGAAATATTACTGGTACTACTAACGGATATACAATTGGCTACAAAGACTTACCTCAAATAAATGCTGCAAATGTAACTTTGTCGATTACTGATGGCGGCAAACATTATTATTCTACATCAGCAGCACCAATTACACTGACTGTACCAAGTCATGCTAACGTAGCACTTCCTACAGGTACTACTATTATGGTGGTTAATAGGGGTACTGGCAATATTACAATAGCCAAACAAGTTGAGGCAAATTTATATTTGGCTGGTAATGCAACTTCATCTAATAGAACTATAACTAGTTACGGAATGGCTACTCTACTTAAGGTAGAATCCAATATATGGATGCTAACCGGTACAGGTATTATCTAAAACACTCAGTTAGCTTTTTTATCTAAACGCTAAATACATATAACAAACTGCACCAGCCCAGGGGAATATGGAACCGCCGCTACCATTCAGTTTACGCAATAGAATACTAAACTAACAACAATATGCGGAGCATTACACCAGATGGCAAATTTAACCAGAATTAAGAATAATCAGATTACGGACTCAACAATCCTTGCTAACACCAAGATTGTTCCGGGATCTATCGTAGGTAGTTTATTTAACAGCAACCTAACAATGACCAGTGATGTTACTATTACTGGTAACTTGACAGTACAGGGGTCGAGTACATATCTAACAGTAGCTTCTACTAACACTTACGTTAACGATCCGTTAATTGTATTAAACAATGCGTTTAGTGGTACTAACACCTACGATATTGGATTGTTAATTAATCGCGGTGATCAAACAACCACAGCATTTATATGGAAAGAAGCAAACAAACAGTTTGAACTTACATTCACATCAGATACCGGTACAAGTTATGGTGCAATTAACAACAGTGGGTATGCTAACTTAAAAGTTGGTAACTTAACTGTAGCTGCTACGTCGACACTAGGTAATTTGAGTGCATGGTACGGTACATTAAGTGGTAACTTATTAATTGGTGGCGGCGCATTAACTGCGAACACTGCAACGTTTGATTTATTAAATTCTACAGTAACTACATTAAACTTCGGCGGAGCAGTTACAACAGCAAACGTTGGTGCCGGAACAGGTACATTTACAATTAACAACCCGACAGTAGTTGGGCAACAAGCAACGCAAGCATTGTATAATACAAACGCAACTACAATGAACTTTGCGGGTGCTGCTACTGCACTTAATATTGGTGCTGCAACTGGTATACTTACTGCTAATAATGCAAATGTATGGGTTCCAAATGCAACTACAATCGACGGTGCGCAAACTACTGTATCATTGCTAACACAAAACGCAACAACTGTAAGTGCATTTACATCAGCAACTACAGCAAACGTTGGCGCAGGAACAGGTACATTTACAATTAACAACCCAACTGTAGTTGGACAACAAGCAACGCAAGCATTATACAACACAAACGCAACTACTATGAACTTTGCAGGTGCTGCAACAACATTAAATGTTGGTGCAACATCAGGTACAGCAACAATTAATAATCCAACATTAGTTGGTACGCAATCAACACAAAACTTGTATAATACAGCCGCAACTACAATGAACTTTGCAGGTGCTGCAACAACACTTATAGTTGGTGCAACTACTGGCGTAGCAAATATCCGCAATGCAACTACTAACATTATTGGTAATGCAACAGTTGGCGGAACTCTTGGTTTAACTGGTGATGTTACATTAGCTGGTGATTTAGCAGTTAACGGTGGTGATTTAACTACATCTGCTGGCACATTTAATTTAATTGATGCAACCGCTACAACAGTTAATTTTGCTGGTGCAGCAACTGCAATTGATGTAGGTGCTACAAGTGGTACAATAACAATTAACAACCCAACTTTAGTTGGTACACAAACAACGCAAGCTGTTTATAATACAGTAGCAACAACAGTAAACGCATTTGGTGCTGCTACTGCACTTAACGTTGGCGCATCAACAGGCAATACTACTGTACAAAATAACTTAATAACAACTGGTAATTTAAATATTAGTGCAACAACAGAAAGTACAAATACTACATCTGGAGCATTGGTATTATTAGGCGGCGTTGGTGTTGCTAAAAACTTAAATGTTGGTGGTAATGTTGTAGTTACTGGTGATTTAACAGTTAACGGTAATGTAACAACTCTTAATACAGCGACATTAGATGTTGAAGATTTAAATATTACAGTAGCTAAAGGTGCTGTAGATTCTGCAGCGGCAAACGGCGCTGGACTAACAGTTGATGGTGCTGGTGCAACAATACTTTACACACACGCAACAACTAGTTGGAATTTAAATAAACATTTAATCGGTACATCTGCACAATTTAGTACAACACTTGGTGTAACTGGTGATACTACATTAACTGCTAACTTAGCTGTTAACGGTGGTGATTTAACTACAAGTGCAAGTACATTTAATCTATTAAATGCAAATGCAATTACAGTAGATGCATTTAAAGCTGCAACTGACTTAGAATTTGGTGCAACAAGTGGTACATTAACTATTAATAACCCAACTGTAGTCGGTACTCAAACAGCACAAGATGTATTCAATACAACTGCAACCACGGTAAACGCATTTGGTGCAGCGGCAACATTAATTGTTGGTGCAACAACCGGTGCAGCAAACATTCGAAATGCAACCACTAACATTATTGGTAATGCAACAGTTGGTGGAACATTAGCGGTAACTGGTGCAGCAACTTTAACAGATGACTTAGCAGTTAATGGTGGTGATTTAACTACATCTGCAGGTACATTTAACTTAGTAAATGCAACAGCAACTACATTAAACTTAGCCGGTGGAGCAACTACTGTCGCAGTTGGTGCTAATAGTGGTACAATTACTATTGGTAACCCAACATTAGTTGGTACACAAACAACACAAAATGTTTACAATACAACTGCAACTACTGTAAACGCATTTGGTGCTGCATCTACAATGATATTAGGTGCAACTACTGGTGTAGCAAATATCCGCAATGCAACTACTAACATTATTGGTAATGCAACTGTTGGGGGAACATTAGGTATTACTGGTGATGTTACTTTAACTGGTGATTTAGCTGTTAATGGTGGTGATATAACTACTACAAGTGCTACTGCTACTGTATTCAACACAAATGCAACTACTGTTGATGCATTTAAAGCTGCAACTGATTTAGAGTTTGGTGCTACAACAGGTACATTAACTATTAATAACCCAACTGTAGTTGGTACTCAAGCAACGCAAGCATTATATAATACAACTGCAACAACATTAAACTTAGGTGGCGCAGCAACTGCACTTGCAATTGGTGCAAACAGTGGTACAATTACTATTGGCAATCCAACTGTAGTTGGTACGCAAGCATCACAAGATTTATATAACACAACTGCAACAACATTAAACTTAGGCGGTGCTGCTACTGCACTTAATATTGGTGCTGCAACTGGTACACTTACTGCTAATAATGCAAACGTATGGGTACCAAATGCAACAACTATTGATGGTGCACAAACTACTGTTGCATTATTAAATGTAAATGCTACAACAGTAAATGCATTTGGTGCTGCTACTGCACTTAATATTGGTGCTGCAACTGGTACACTTACTGCTAATAATGCAAACGTATGGGTACCAAATGCAACAACTATTGATGGTGCGCAAACAACAGTTTCACTATTAACACAAAACGCAACAACTGTAAGTGCATTTACATCAGCAACTACGGCAAATATTGGTGCTGGTAGTGGTACTATTACTATCAACAACCCAACATTAGTTGGACAACAAGCAACGCAAGCATTATATAATACTGTAGCAACTACAATGAACTTTGCAGGTGCTGCTACTGCACTTAACATAGGTGCTGCAACTGGTATACTTACTGCTAATAATGCAAACGTATGGGTACCAAATGCAACAACTATTGATGGTGCGCAAACAACAGTTAGCTTGTTAACGCAAAACGCAACAACAGTAAGTGCATTTACATCAGCAACCACAGCAAATATTGGTGCTGGTAGTGGTACTATTACTATCAACAACCCAACATTAGTTGGTCAACAAGCAACGCAAGCATTGTACAATTCAGTAGCAACTACAATGAACTTTGCAGGTGCTGCTACTTCTGTAGTAACAGGTGCAACTACAGGTACATTTAATATACGTAATGCAAACGTGTACCTACCAAACGCAACTACAATTTACAGTGGACAAACAACACTTGATATTGCAAACGTAAACGTAACAACATTAAATGTTGGTGGTTCTGCAACTACATTCAACTTAGGTGCTACTACTGGTACAACAAATATCCGCAATGCAACAACTAACATAGTAGGCAATGCAACTATTTCGGCAACTACAGCAGCAACATCAACAACAACTGGTGCACTGCAAGTTTCAGGCGGCGCAGGGTTTGCTACAAATATATATGTAGCCAACGGCGCTACAATTAATAATACACAAAGCGCAGAAAACTTCTTAGTTAAAGGTGCAAACTCAACTGCATTAATTTACGCAAATAGTAATACAGATTCAGTTATTATAGGTGGTGGGCATTATCAAGGTAGTGGTGGTAATACAACTGTACAAGGTGGTGTAACATTAAAAATTGATGCAACTGATACAATGTTGCTACCAGTTGGGTCAACAGCGCAACGTCCGAGTAACAGTGGTAATGTTGATGTTGGCGGTATGATGCGATTTAATAGTACCATTAATAATATGGAGTTCTATGATGGCAGTCAATGGCAAACTGCAGGTTCTATATTTACTGTAATTAGTGATAGACAGTTTTCAGCAGCATCGGGCAACCCAAATGGTAATGTTGATGGAACAAACGTTACGTTTACTGTACAGGCCTCATCGACAACAGCGGCTGCTATTGTTAGTATCAATGGTGTGTTACAAATGCCAGCACTTGCGTATGATATTAGTGCAGATGTATTAACATTTACAGAAGCTCCGGCATTGGGTGATATAATTGATGTACGTCTGTTAGCAACCACAACTACAGTGGCTGCGCTTACAAGTGCTAACGGGTTGACCCAATTTATTACAAATAATACCGAAGCGCAAATATGGACAGGTTCATCTTCAACAACTAAACGATTCTTCATAGATGTTAACGGTAATGCAACATTCAACCATGATGTAACAATTGTTGGTAACTTAACTGTTAACGGTGATTCGAACGGAACAATTAATATTGGTGATGCATCTAGTGACAATGTTGTAATTAATGCAAGTTCAGTAACATACACAAATGGTACTAAGATTGCATACGACCAAACAGCAGTTACAGTAGGCACAAGTGCCGTGGTTATTGATAGTTTTGCTAAAGCAACTTACCGCTCTGCAAAATACATTGTAAATATATCAAACAGCGGTACAGGCGAGTATGAAACTACAGAAGTGTTGGTAATACATAATGGTACAACAGCAACACGTACACAATATGCAACAATAAGTACAGGAGTCGCTGCATTGGGCACTGTATCTGTAGCAGTAAATGGTGCAAACGTTGAATTAAGCTATACAGGTGCAGCAATTGGTAATGCAGTAAAACTTAGCGTATCATATATTAAGGTGTAATTAATGTTAAAAATTAATAAATTATATAGAACAGATTATACCGGTGAAGATATTGTAGTAGAGCGTAATTATACTGATGGTGTTTGGCATGATACAACAGAACATTTGCCAAATGCTGTCACTAATACGCAAATATCTAATCAGGCTGTTGTTATTGGTAACGGTCCGTCTAGATTAGACTTCGATATGCGAGCAATTTTTGAGCATAGAGGCGGATTATTAGGAGCAGATACATTACAGACTTATGGATGTAATGCACTTTATAGAGATTATACTCCGGACTTTTTAATAGCACGCGGCAATGATATTATTGCAGAACTGGCAAGTAGCGATTATCCTACAGATAATATTGTATATACAAGTTCAATTCACTTACTTGAATATCCGAATAAATTCTATTTAATACCACGAGATCCGTATACTGATGCAGGTACTACTGCAGCATATATTGCGGCATTTGATGGACATAAAAAAATATTCCTATTAGGATTTGATAATCAAGATACTCCGGGCTATAATTATAATGTTTATGCAGATACTGCTGGATACGGAGAAACTAGAAGTGATAGTTCATCTCAAAAATGGATTGCAGAGCGTGCATTAATATTTAACACATATGATGATGTTGATTTTGTATGGGTAACTAATGCAGGAAGAGTAACAACGCCAGACGAATGGAAAACATGTGTAAACTTTAGACAAATATCATTTAGAGCATTTGTTTTAGAAGCAAATCTATAATACAGATTCTAACGTTTTAATCTTAGCAACAACTTCTTTAAAGTTAACAGTGCGCCAAACTCCGGGATGTAGGGGTTTGGGGTAATCCCCTAGTTCTACCCAACAATAACCTCTATGCTCGTAATTTAACTCAGGCACAAATTCTTCATTGACAGGTAATAAAAATGTATGATAGGAAAAATTGTTTTTGTCACTGGTGAATTTTTCAATAGGTATTACTCTAGCAGAGGAAAAATCTATACCTAATTCTTCAGTAAGTTCGCGATGCAACGATTCGAGTAACTGTTCGCCACTATCAATCTTACCGCCGGCTAATCCCCATGTACCAGAATACTTGCTTGAATTACGTAATAGAAAAAGATATCGATGTGTAGTCACACAGTAGATAAACGTACCTACTCCTTCTATAGACTTATTTGATATTAATTCTTTTATTTTAGTTAACATATTAACTATTATACTACACTAACTGATAAATGTCAACTAAAGGACTAATGTCCAGAGACCATTCTTATATTCACCTTCGAAGCTTTTCACCCACTGATTGAGATTCCATTTATACTGCGTTCCGGTATTCAAATTTGACACATATTGTAACACAGTTGCAGCCGAACTGTCAAATACAACAGCCCAATGTGTGCCGTTATATTCGATAATATCATTTGCGCCTGCAATTAAATCTACATTGTTGGAACCACGCCACGCACTAGGCCCGTCAAGAGCGCCATTGTCACTGCTACCGATTGAATTTAATATTAAATAACGAGTGCCATTAACTGCACCTTGCGCTAATGCCACAGCAGTATTTTTACGAGGGTCAATAATAGCATCAATTGCTGCTAACGTGTTAGCTGGATAGGTATCAATGTCTGCATTAAAAATTAACAAACTATCATCTGTTGGATGATATGTAACAGTGCCTACAATCTCTGACTCTCCGTCGTCTGCTAACAATCTAATTTGACTGATACCGTCGACTAATGCGCCATATACATTAACTAAATTATGCCAGTTATCACGTGTACCAATTTTAGTTGGGGTACTTAATGTGGGCTCTCGAGGGTCTTCAATTTCGCTTACTTTTAATAATGTCAATGTGTATGAGTTGCTACCACTTCTTAATAGTAAAACTCCATAATCCATGGGAGTATAATACATACGAGTGCCCATTAAATTAGCTTCGGTGTATGCAGCGGCATTTAAATCACCTTGAGCATCATGTATACCGGCAATAATTTTTTGAATAACGCCAAGTTTTTTAACTTTAGCAGGTGGACTAATCCAAATTGGCAATTTAAATGTAAGTGTAGCAACATCAATTGGATTTTCAGTGCCCACAGGTATCGCGCGACTTGACCAATTAGGGCTATCTAAATATATAACACTTAAACTTGTCCAGTCAATATAATTGTCTGTACTTTGTATTTCTAAGCCGGGATTAAACAATGGTAATATCTGTTCGACTAATTGTAATTTTTGTTTAGTGTTGCTGGTCCATATATCTAACTTTAATTCTAATGTATATGGTACAGGCATTATGCGTTCAATAGTAAATGCATTACCTTGTGTTTGTTCGTAGGTATCTGTATCAGCATCATATTTACGTTGACGTATGCTCATATTATTAACATACGTTGGACTTTGCACACGTTCTCTGTCGTAGGTTAATCCGCTGATATACACAGCCATCGCTGGCACAGTCTGCATAGCGTTCTCACTATTATTTGCTAAAATAGCCGCAACTTGTTTGCTACCATCTGCATAATAAATTGGCACACGTTGTAGAGTTTTACTGCCTGTGCGATCCTGTCCAAATTCAACTTCGTAGCCACTCATTATTCTAATGAATTGTACTACAAACCGTTCAATTTGACCATCATAAAAATATTGACTGCTCATTAGTTATCCGCCAAAGGTGAAAGTATGTCAGATAAACCCTGACGTTCCGGTGTTACTTTACTGTAAACCGTATATTCTAGCATATCGTTAGTTGCTAAGGTATTTGTGATGGTAAATGACACATTTCCAGCAGTATTTGCCACAGTATTAGTAATATGTGTGCCATTTAAGGTAGTTTTTACGCCGTGTGTGCTAACATACGCAATTTTCGTTACAACTGTCTTAGTTGACATATTAAATGATAATGTTTTTGCGTTGCCCGCCGGAGTGTAAGAGGTAGCAACACGAATTGCGTCCCAACCAAGTCCGCCACTATATGTGGCATTTATATTATTAACAAAACCACTACGTTGAGTTGTATTATCTAATCCCGGTGTTAGGTTAGTGCGTAC